GAACGAATCCCGTACTTGTGGTCGATCAATGGATGCTCTGACACTTGCTCTGGCATAGTTTGGCCTTGCATTAGTTCTCGCTGGACTTGACGGTCTGGCAAAGGAAAAATATGCCGTCGCAACTTGTTTCTTCAACCGGCTGTTGCCAGCCTTGCGATACCGTTCCGGTTGTCGTGAACGTCCCCGGACCACAGGGTGCTGCGGGTACTAACGGAACAAACGGCGCGAACGGGGAAAATGCGTTCTCGTATACGACCGCGTCGTTTGTAGTTCCGACGTTTGGAGCATCGGTTGTCGTTGCGGTTGCGAACACTTCGTTTCTTCCAGAGTCGGTTGCTGGACAATTTTTTGTATCGGTTCAGGGATGCGGCTACTTGCAGGTTACATCGGTAGACGGTTTGCTGGTAACCCTGCAAAACCCACTTGCAGGCGTTCTCGGAATCCCAAATGCGATTCCTACGACGGTGATTCCTATTGGTTCACTTATCACGCTGTCGGGTGCAATTGGCGCTACGGGTGCGGCAGGAGCGTCTGGCGGAGCATCCTCCGCAGCGACGTACATTGTTCGAACTCCCGACGCATCGGTTCCGAGTGCGACGGCGCTCAATTCATTTTCATCTGGCTATCTCAAGACCCAAGGGTCGAGCGGATCTGGTTTTCTATCGACCGTCGCAACGGTTCCTGTGGGCGACATCAGCGGCGTGTTGCCGGTTGCAAACGGTGGAACAAACGTCGCAACCATACCTACCAATGGCCAACTGCTCATTGGCAACGGAACGGGATACACGCTGGCAAGTCTGACCGCAGGATCGAACATCACGATTACTCCGGGTGCTGGCACGATTAGCATAGCGGCCACGGGAGCTGCTGCGGCGTTCAACTACGTCACGTTTACGCGGAGGGTGACTGGAACCGGAGCATCCGCTCCGAATATTGTCGGTCCTACGGCTGGCAGCAATCCGTACAGCACAACGACTTACGGGTCCGCATCCTACGTCAGTCTTGATAGCGCATCAGGATTTACAGCATCGAGCGGTCGATTTACGGTTCCATACACCGGATACTATAGGATTGACGCATATTTCAACCTTGTAGCAGATACGTCTACTGCAAGCGTTACTATTTACATTAGAAAACTTGGTTCAAACATTTTAGCATCAAAATCTTTTAGTGTCACCAGCAGTGGATATCATCCGATTAGTTTGATGTATATTGATCAAGCATCTGCGATTACCGATTATTATGAAATAATTGTTGGAACTACGCAGACGCTGATTGTTGACAGCGGCTCTTCATTCTCTGTCCAGCGGATTCAGGCTTAAACCATGAGCGAACGCGCACCACGGAGGTACACGGATGGGTCTGTCACCTTTGAGGGTGGCGTTGACTCAGGTGTGATGCCGTCTGAAGTGGACAAGAATCAGGTGGCGTTTGCGGTGAATGCCAGCTTCCGGCAAAGCTTTGTTTCTCCTCGACCGGGTTTCATACAAAAAGATTACGAAACGTGTCTTTCGATTACCGCCGATAACACGCTCGTCACTGCGGATCAAACGAACGTCACGGCTGACGGCTACTCCGAGGAGTGCTACAGCTCAAGTGGTCTGACCGGCGTGTTCCAGTGTGCGCTTCCATACATCGGGGACAATGGGGCGACGTTCATCCTGATGTTGATCAGTGGTAAAGTGTGGCTTTACGACTGCCTTCAGAACAGCGTTCAGAACCTTTCGGCTACGCCCGATCTTGAGAATCCATCGAACATACTCGACGGATGGATGGTTCAGGCTGAGAACTTCGTCGTCATTCAGGATGGACAGAGCGCACCGCTGATCTTCAACGGATCAAACTTGCGCCGCGCAACCACCGACGAAATCAAGTGCGGAAGAGTAATGGCCTACGTCAACGGACGTATCTGGTACGCGCTTGCAAATGGATTCTCATTCAGAGCAACGGACATTGTTTATGGAGATGGCACGCGAGCGAGTGTTCTCAAAGAAACCGAGAATACCTTCCTCAATGAAGGCGGTGACTTTGCGGTTCCGTCGGATTCAGGAGGCATCACAGCAATGGCCGTCCCCGGCAATCCAGATACGTCGCTGGGGCAAGGACCGCTTCTTATCTTCACGCCACGATACGTTTTCAGCATAAACGCTCCGGTTGATCGTGATGTCTGGAAGAATCTGAACTATCCGATTCAAGCCATTAGCTTGCTGACCAGTGGAGCGTTGGGTGCGCGTTCAGCCATCACGGTCAACGGTGATGTGTTCTATCGTGCAGTTGATGGTGTTCGCTCGTTCATTATCGCCAGACGTTCGTTCAACGATTGGGGAAATACCCCGATCAGCAACGAGGTTCTGAACATCATCGATAATGATCAGACCGATCTGCTGTGGGCCAGTTCTGCTGTCGTGTTCGACAATCGACTACTGATGACGTCTCAGCCTCGGTACAATGCCGAGGGCGTCGTCCACAAGTCGTTGGTCGTTCTTGATTTTGATCTGATTACGTCGCTGCGGAAAAAGTTTCCTCCTGCGTGGGCCGGAATCTGGACGGGGCTTGACGTGTTGCAGGTTCTCAAAACCGAGAATGCTTATGGAGACAGATGCTTCTCGATAGCCCGTGGGCTTGATGGAACCATTCAGATTTGGGAAATAAGCAAGGCTGAGAAGTTTGACAACAATCTTGCTGACGGTAAGAAAGAAATCCAGTGGCTGGTTCAAACCCGCGCTTACAATTTCGAACTTCCGTTTGGATTGAAGCGGCTTGATTCAGGCGACATTTTCATCGACTCGCTGGACGGAGATGTTTCGTTCAACATCGAGTATCGCCCAGACCAGTATCCCGGTTGGATTGAGTGGGCGGATTGGGCTGAATGCGCGACAACTTTGCAGTGCCAGCCTGCTTGTCCGATAACCAACTTTCAGCCTCAGTACAGGCCGAAGATGCGATTGCCGACTCCTTCGGATATCCCGTGCAATTCGAGCATCAGCACACCGACAAGAAACATGTACGAGGTTCAGATGAGCCTTACGATTACTGGATATTGTCGCATCAAGAGCATTCGAGTTCACGCTTACGACGTTCAGGAACCTGCGGTCGGAGAGTGCCTCGTGTTCGAAGGATGCAAAACTCTTGAAGGTTGCGACGTAAACCCGTTCCTCTACACATCGGAATAGTATGCCAAACCTAACCCTCATCACGCTTACAGCTCCAAGCCTTCCGGCAAATTATTGCCCTGCCTCTTACCAGAAGTTGGCCAACGATATCATCGGAGGCACTCAGGCTACGTTCAACAGCACGATTGGAAACTCGTTCTTTAATTTTGGACCGACGTATCCGGCGATTAACAACCGGATTTACCCGTGGCTTGATGAAAATGGTCAGTGGTGGATTTACGATCAGGGGGTTTGGCTTCGTAAAAACCCAGTTACGGCAGCATACGAGCGTCGCATCTATGTCGGAACGACTACCGATCTTCTTTCGTACGACGGCGGCGATGGAACGGCTACGGCGACAAGCATAACTGGCCCGATGTGGGAAGTTGATACTGAGTTTGAAGCTCGCTTCCCGGTTGGCGTTGGAGCGTTTGTTGCGAGTGGTGCGGTTGTTGTTCAGGGAAAGGCGACATCGACATCAATCGTTGGCGAAGATCAACACAAGCTGACGGTTCCAGAGACTCCGTTCAACGAACACACGCATGGTGTTGCTCAGTTGATTGCTCCGGCAAACGACGATTATTACCTCGTCAACAAGTCTTGGAGTGGACTCGGTTCGTACCCCACACAGATCCTTCAAGGTGCTGCTGGAAGCGGTGGCGGCGGAAGCGGACCAAACATCACTACTGGTGATATCGGAACTACCACTGCCGACAAGACTGGCAACGATACCCAGAACGCTGTCGGCCACAACAATCTGCCTCCGTTCTACGGCGTTTACTTCATCAAGCGAACCATCCGAGTCTATTACACCAAATGAAGCTAATCGTTCAGGACATTCGCTCGACAATCGCCCGTGTAGTCGGCGTCTGCGTCGATGACCCTCGCGTTTACGACTACATCAATCAGGCGTGCCGAAGGCTTCTGCATAAGGGGTTGTGGGCAGGCGCGTACGGACGCTTCACCATCCACACGGTTGGAGGGTGCATCACTTGGCCGCGTCACATTGAAACCATTGAGTCCGTCGCTGATTGCTGCGGCGTTGGAACAGTTCGCAATCAATGGTTCGAGTTTCAGGAAAGCGGATACGGATTGCTCGGAGAGAACAATGGCGGGTGCGTCGGCAAGCAGCTTGTGGATCGTGGCACCGTCGTTTCTTACCGCGACATGTCCGGCGAGACGAATAGCTTCATCCGAGTCTATCCCGGTGACGCTTCTGACGTTGGCAAGACCATCACCCTGCAAGGTGTCGATCAGAACGGGCAATGGATTCGCACACTGTCTGGCGGCGTATGGATCGACGGCGAGAAGCTGACCCTTGCGTTGCCGTACGTTCAATCGACCAAGAAGTTCATATCGTTAACCGGCGTCATTCGTCAGGCAACCAACACGTCGAGCCGGTTGTACGAGTACAATGCGACGACCTTGCTGGAGCTTGATCTGGCAGTTTACGACCCTGATGAAACTTTGCCGCAGTACCGCCGCAGTTACCTGACGGATCGTTGTAACAACGACGAGGATAAGCCGGTGACGGTCATGGCGAAGATGCGCCATATCAACGCGACGAGCGTCAATGACTACCTCATTCCGCCTTCTCCAGATGCCATCAAGCTGATGGTCATGGCGATTCGTAAGGAAGAGAACGATTTGATTCAGGAAGCAGTGGCCTACGAAGCAAAGGCTGTTCAGGCTGTGCAAGAGCAGACCATGCAGTACCTAGGCGACGCAGTCGCAACGATCCGAATGGTCGGTGTCGGACTAAACGGCGGTGGATTCTCCCAATGGTTCTAAAACTCAACATCGACTTTGCGCTGGAAGAGGTGACTCCTGAGAAACTTGAGTTGCTTCAGGCTGTATTTGACGCACACGACATGGCGGCTCGGAACAATCAGAACGCCAGTTCCGGCGCTGCGGTGAACGCTTTCTTTGGTAGCGCGCAGCTAACCAATGCAATTGCTTCCGCTATCCTTACGCTTGGAGATGCTCACGGCCCGATTGGTCCTGCTCGATTCGTTTACGAGAAATTCGACGAGCGATCTTTGAAGTCGGCCATATTGTCTGGCATGAAGATTCCCGGTTTCGGGAACTCGTTCTTTAAGGACAGCATCGACCCAGCGTGGAGTCGGGTGCGCGAGATTATTGAGGTGGACTTCAAGAAGGCGAACGACCGCATCAAACAGCTTCATGGCTGGATGAAAGAAGTCGGAAAAGACGTTCATCCGAATGCGGCTCTTTACAGCGCAGTAATTTGCAACGAACTGGGAATGATTCACGGTTCAGAGTCGGCCATCTTCGTGTTAGCTCGAACGGCGGCTTGGACATCTTTGTGCATGAAAAATGAACGGTAAACTCTTTCAAATCTGCGGGTTGCCACGATTCGGATCGGCATTCATGTCGGTCCTTTTCTCGTTGGAGGGTGATTGCATTGGCCTACATGAGCAGGGTGCGACTGACTCAAACTGGCAGAAGTCGATTGAAGATTACCGGAACCGTTACAAGTACGTCGCTGATTGCTCGACCTACGGATATCTTCCGAAGGCTATCGTGCATGACTCGGTCAAGGTGTACGTCAAGAAGGACGCGGAATCGTCGGCCAAAGAATGCACCGAGCGATTTGGTTACGAGGTTCATCTGCCATCAATTCAGATGCTTCGCGAGTACGCCGACAAATGGGCAGCGTCAAACAGCGTGATGACAATCGAAGAGGGAGAACTTTTTAAGGTGGATACTTTGCGTCGGATATGGGTTCATTGCTTTCATAACGAGCGAGCTTTTCCCGAGGAGAAAGCTGCACGTCTGATTACCATGAACATCCAACGTCACGAACCCGAAAAGGTCTTCTCGATTGAGAATGGAAATCGTTTTGCGAAGGAGGTTTTTTAATTTATGGGACTCATAGCAGCAGGCGCTGGTGCAGCATTGATGATCGGTGGAGCGGCAATGTCTGCCGGTAAAAAGGTCAAAGTACCGCAATTTCAGAGGGTAAACACCGAGAAGGAGCAAGAGGCAGCGATAAAGCAAAATATTGCGTCGCTTCAAAGTGGCACCGAATTGGCCACCAAGACGACCGCTGCTGAGCAGACTCTTCTTGAGTCTCAGCTTCGTCGTGCAATTCCCGGTTACGATCAATTGATTCAACAGGCTGGAAAGAA